GTTGCACTTACTCCTGTTGGTACAACCACACAATCTATAATATTTGTTAAACTACCAACACTAGATGTTGCACTTACTCCTGTTATATCTATAAGTTCTTCTGGTACGACAGTTAATGATCCAACACTAGAGCTTAATGCAGTTAATCCCGATAATTGAACAAGTTTATTAAATGAATCTCCATAAGGTTCTTCGCCCCAACCGTTTCTACCCCAACCAACTAATGTTCCAGCATTATCAAAATCGCCAAGTTGAGTTTGTGCTTGTTGACCTGTTGGAGTTACAAGTGTTAATAAATCTAAAGTAGGTGTGCCAAGGCTTGATGTAGTTGATAGGCCTGTTAGTGGAACTGCAATTTCTGTAGTAATAGAACCAACTGATGTAGTTGTTGATTGTCCTGAAAGCTGGACAGCGTATTCTACTCCCCACCCAGAATTACCCCATTCTTGTCGGCCCCAACCTTCTTCATTAAAAGCTTCTAAAGAACCTACTGATGATGTTGTTGATTGTCCGGTAAGAATAACAGTAATATTATCGTCACCCCACTCGTTGGATCCCCAAGTATTAGTGCCCCAGGTTGATGCCATAAGGATTATCTCCTTATGCTATACGAAGAATTGCGTTAGATGCGTCTGCTGTTGGAAATTGAATTGTAAATGTTCCACTTGATACAGTTTTATCTCCACCAAATGCGATTGCACAAACGGCTGCATCTGAAGAATGTGAATCATTAAAAATTAAACAACCGTTAGCTGTAAAAGAAGCTGATGTCCACGATACATCTGCAAAATCACAACAAGCTGTATCAGTTGATAAAGCTGGAGTTACACTTGTAAGTGCTTTTCCTTTTGCAGAATAAGCAGACCCTGATGTATTAGTAATTTCGTTTGATGAACTGTAAGCTGTTGTAGATTTATTTAAAGTTGCTGAACTTGTGTATAAAGCTAAGTTAAAAGTGTTTCCAGACGATGCTGTAAAGTTATGTTCAGCTTGTAAAACTTCTGTTTTAAAACTGTTACATACTGCCGATGTTATTGCCATAATTTTTCTCCTTATTACGGAGACGGTGACTTGACTGGTATCCTAACTGTTCCATCAGTATAATCATCTCGTCTTCGTCTTCCAAGTTGCATCCCTGCAAACTGTTGTATTGCATTTTTATATCTATTTTCATAGTATGTCAACATATCAGTCGGGCCTTTTAAAAATCCGTAAGCTTCGACTAAACATGCATATAATAGACCCTGTGGAAAATATGTACTTAAATATGTGTTGTTATTAAAACCGGTGCCAGATCCAAGACCATTCGGCATTTTATTATAATATATTCTAAATTTGTAATTAGCATCAGGCGTCGGGGCTAAATACATGCCTCCTGATGACGTATCTGTAGTATTATCAGCACCACCAAACATTGCATAATATTTAGGAAAACCTGTTACGTCTTGAGCCGTTCTGTCACCTTCTGGTCCTGTTAACCTATCTACGTATTCTGATAAATATGTTTGATCTTTTTTCTCTAACCAACTTCCGTTACCTGTAGTAGCTGAAGTAGAATTAAATACTTCAACACCTCTTATAAATAAAGCTCCAGCTGGTGAATTAATTGTATTGTCATCAGCAGCTAATGTACCTTCTTGAACAAATCTTTGAGAGTCCATAGGAAGTTCTTGATAGATTCTAAATTCAGCTCCCATTATAAACTCATCAATGATTGCTTGTGTAAAAACACTATCATCTACTTCAGTATAACTTCTTATCGCTGCAGTTAATGTGCTGTAATCGTATTTTTTAACTCCTGACATAATTAACCTCTATCATTAATCGGTCCAACTGTACACTGTAAACCGCCTCCTGTTTCTGCACTACTAGCATTACTAACTAATTCAAAACCAAAACCTACCTGAGTTGTTGTAGAAGCAGGATTACCACTGCTATCATTATATCCAGCGAGTCCTACTATTTCTTCAAGAAAAGATATTTTATAAGCTCCAAATACTTTTGCACCTGTTGCATGGCTAGTTGCAGTTGTATTTACCGGACTAACACCTCTGTATGGAGCACTTGTTCCTCTTGTACATCCTGTTAAATTATGTGTAGATCTTCCTGTGTATTCAATAACTTCGTTTTCATAAAGTCCTGTTGTGCTATTTACTTTTTCAATAATTATAAAACCTGATGTTGGAAATTCTGAACCATTTGCTAAAGTAATTGTTGTAGCAGAATCTGTTAACGCACCATTTAAAGTTGTAGATAATTGTAAGGTAGTTATAGCAACACCGCCTACTGGAGATTTAACATCTCTTAATCTAATAAAATCATTTACTTGCATAGCACCATTTGGAAAAGAAATAGATACTGTTGCATCAGCAGCTGCAGTTGTAATAGGGTTTTGTGGTAAAAAATCTTCTGTTGGAAATTCTGTTCTTGCCGTTCTTGCTCTTTGTAAAGCTTGTGGGTCTGCACTTGTTGGTTTAGGATCTAATTGTGGTTGTTTAGGCTCGTACTCCGATATGTGCACAAACGCACCATTCCATTCTCTAACCATTTCATTGTATGGAAATGCCATACCAGATCTGTCAGATATTGCTAAAGCATATTTACCTTGTGAAAAAGTAGTCATTAACCAATACCAGGGTAATATATTTTAGGGGATATGTATGTAGAGTTAGAAGAACCATCTTCATCTTCTGCTCTTAATAATTCATCTTCGTATAATAATTTTAACTCTTGAACTCTTTGTGGTGCATATTTAATAGCTAAATAATACGCTAAACCCGAAATCATACATGGGACAAATCTATAGGGTACGTCAGTTGCATTTGTATAAGCACCTACATCATCAATTCTTTTTGTATAATAAAAATTAATATAGTTTCCATCTTGAGCTGCACCTGGAGTTAAATATAAAGTCATTGTAACTTTATCTATAAATCTTTGAACCCAATACTGTGTAGGTAAACCTGTTGAAGTTTTATTTGAAAAACCTTGATATTGTGATCTACTAATTTTTGTCATTGGTGTATCAACTGAAGTAGATTTAACTCTGTAGTCTGCTTCTTGAATATCCGTCATACCAATTGGAAATTGTAAAACAGCGTCGCTTGTACTATGCGTAGCAGCAGTGCTTCCATTAACACCTCTTACACATCCAGTTAGATTTAATGAAGAAATACCTGTGTAAGTAATTTGTTCAGTTCCAATAATAATTATTCCGCCAGTTGTTGGCAGACCTGTAACTGAAGCAACTCCAATTGTAGTAACGCTTGTATTTATTCCTGCAGATAATGTAGTTGAAATACCAGAAGAAGTGCCATCAGAAGGTGAACGATAAAAAGTATATACCGCTTGTCCATCTACTAATGTAACATTTTGATTTTTTACTTCCCAAAATTGAAGTCCTCTATTACCCCATTCAGAAAATAAAATGTTTAAAGATCTTTTAGCAGTTTTTAATTGATAGCCAGAAACACCCTGCATACCAATACGTTCGTACGCATCTTCAATAATTTCATCAATGCCTAGGTTCTTATCAAAAACATAAGAGCCAGAAGTCGTGTTAGCCATCTAACCTCCTACCCGTCAAACTGTATAGATAATCCTACTACTGCAGTTCCATCGTAAGCGAAATAAGCTCCATCTTCACATAAAATTCCGTCATCGGCAATATATGGATCAATTGTTGATCCGCTATCTACATCTAAAATTAATCTGTTTTGACCTGATGTTGCTGAACTATTTTTAATATAAACACGTCCTGCTCCGCCACCAGCGACTCCAGTCATACTTCTGACTCTAGTTCTGCCAGCAAAAATAATTCCTGTTGTAGCTCCTGATGTTATTCCAGCAGAAATATCTGTTGTGATAGATCCACTTGCAGTGATGCTTGTTACTTCTG